TACCAGTACCAGGAGAAGCAATAAAATCAGGATGAGATAGCCTATAAACCTCATGCTTTAGATTTTATACCCCCCCGCCTGAGCCTTGTCAAGTTTAAAGCTGGCACCGCCCGCCAGAAAATGTGCCTGTTCACCTCCACCGGCTGGACCGAAAGGGCGACAAAATCGCCTTGAACAAATAGAACATTAGTGCTAGTATTGCCCTGTTATGCATGGTGATGGACTTGACTTATTGCCTGATGAAGTCAACTGGCGGGATGAGGGCTGTGAGGTCTTTGGGTCCTGTTTGAATTGTCCGCTGCCGAGATGTGTGGAGGAGGAGCCGAGGGGGCAGCAGAGGTTGAGGTTAGCGGCGCGGGATAGGCGGGTGGTGGAGCTGAGGCGTAGCGGCAAAAGCGTCAAGGACATAGCCGGGCTTTTCGGAGTCAGCCGCAGAACCGTAGAGAGAGCCCTGCGCGCAGAAAGCGTCTGTCATTCTGAGCCCTTCTCTCCATGTCATTCTGACACTGACCCCGAGCAAAGCGAAGGGGAAGTGGAAGAATCTAACTCAGATCCTTCGGTCGCTTCTCTCCCTCAGGATGACAAAGAGGAAAGACTCAGGATGACAAGGTTAAAAATTTTTGAGGTTTGATTTTTGATGTTTAATATTCAGTCCCTCTCCCAGCTCGACCGTTCACGCTTTGCTGGCTACAGGGCAAACCTGGACTTCTACAACGGCGAGCAGTGGGTTGATAAAAGCAAGCACCGTCAGCTCGTTTTCAACTACGCCAAAATCGCCATAGACAAGGTCACCTCCTACCTCGTGGAAGGGCTCAACTTCGCCTGCGAGCCCGCAGGAGACCAAGCATCAAGTGTCAAAGAGCAAAAAGAAATGGCACGGAAAGCGGAGCAGGTTATATACAGAGTATACGCCCAGAACAACCTCCAGGAGCTTGACTACGAGACCGAGGTTGATGCCGCCATACTGGGGGACGGCTGCTACAAGGTCACCTGGGATGCCGGGGAGAAGCGTATCAGGGTCACCAGCCCCGATGTCAACGGCATCTATGCCTGGTGGCTAGGAGACGACCTGTCAAAGGTCTGGCGGGTCGCCAGCCGGTACCAGCTAGCTAAAGACGAGTTGGAGCTGCTCTATCAGCGTAAGACCGACAGGAAGGCGGTCACCATCACCGAGCTGTGGACGGATAAGCAGTTCACTCTCTTTCTGGATAATGAGACGCTGGAGGACAAGCCCAACCCCTATGGATTCATACCCTTTGTCATCTTTCCCAACCTCAGGCAGCCGAAGCACTTCTGGGGCACGTCAGATATACCCCCGCTGAGACAGGGGCAAAGGGAGCTGAACCGGGCACTGTCTCAGCTATCGCGCATCCTCGAGGTCTCAGGGAATCCGATAGCTGTGCTTGAGGGCGTGGAGTCCGCCGAGGAAATAAGGGTCGCCCCGGGGCAGGTGTGGACGATTCCGGAGGAGTCCAAAGCCTATCTGCTTGACCTGCTTGCCGGCGGTGGCATCAGGCTCCATGTGGACTATATCGACATGATTTACCGCTGCCTGCATGATATCTCGGAAGCACCCAGGGCGGCCTACGGCGGCATCGAGAGGGAGCTGTCAGGCGTTGCCCTGGAGGTCGAGCTGCAATCCCTGCTCCAGAAGGTCAGGCGCAAGAGGACCATCAGGACGGCAGCCTACGCCAGGCGCTGCCAGATGATTCTGGCTTTACAAAAAATGTTCAACAAAGAGGACTTAACCGGCGTCAGCACCCGCGTCATCTGGGGCGCGGTATTGCCCCAGGACAGAGCCAGGCTGGCTCAGAACGAGCAGCTTTTAGTCCAGTCAGGCGTCCATTCCAGGAGGACGGCTATGGACGAGCTGGGCATCAGAGACCCGGAGGCAGAGCTGGCCAGGTGGTTGGAGGAGAGAGGTAGAATCCTGGAAATGAACCAGCAGTTCAGGGCGCGCTACGGCCGTGGCGGTGAGAGAGAGCGAGTGGTAGCCGCGGAAACCGAAAACGAGTCTTTAACTGAATAAACGCCAGGAAGGAGTGTTAAATTGGCAGATGAGACCAAAGTCGAAACCATCAACGAAACGCCGACCGCTGAGGACTACGAAGCCCTCCGGCAGGAGCTTGAAGCGGAAAAGCAGAAAGCAACCGAGCTTGTTGAGCAGGCTACTGAAGACCTTAAAGAAAAGGTAACCGGCCTGGAAGCCGAGCTGGCAGCCAGGACAGGGGAACTCGAAACACTGCAAGGACAGCTCGCCACCCTCCGGTTAGACTTCGATGGGGCTAAGGCAGCCTATGCCTATGCCGTGGAGGACTACAAGCAGATGGTGCTTCAATCCAACCCGCTGTTTACCCCGGACATCATAGGTGGAGATACCATCTATGAGGTTAAGGCTTCCGTGGAGAAAGCTAACGCACTGGTGGGAAAGGTCAGAGAAGGCATTGAGGCACAGGCTTCAGCCCTGTCTCAGCTCAGCGCAGTCCCGGCAGGTGCGCCGGCCCGTAGCGGTCAAAGCACGGAAGGGCTGAGCACCAAGGAGAAAATCAACCTTGGCCTGGAACAGGCGAGGCGAGCACGAAAGGAACTCTAAGAAAGGAGAAACAGTAAATGGCAATATCACTAACCGAAGCAGCCAAACTGTCTAATGACGTTCTGCTGCAGGGCGTCATTGAGACCATACTCAAGGACAGCCCCATACTCCAGGCGATGCCGTTTATCGAAATCGTCGGCAATGGGCTGACCTACAACAGGGAAAAGACCCTGCCTACCGCCGAGTGGCATGCGGTAAACGCCGATTGGTCTACCTCCCCCAACCCGGACTTCGACCAGCTCACCGCAGTGCTGGCTATACTGGGGCAGAATGCCGATGTGGACAACTACATCAAGCAGACCCGCTCCAATATCCAGGACATCGAGGCAGCCATTATCGAGCTTACCGCCAAAGCCGTGAGGCACGAGTTTGAGGACAAGTTCATATACGGCGATAGCGCAGGCGCCTCGAACCAGTTCGACGGCTTGAGGAAGCTGGTCGATTGCACCCAGGCAGGCACGCAGGTTGTCACCATGGGCGGCACCGGCGCCACGCTCACACTGGCAAAGCTCGATGAGCTGATAGATGCCGTGAAGGGTGGTAAGCCGGACCTGCTGTTGATGAGCCGCAGGTCACGCCGAAAGGTCACCGCCCTGGTCAGAGCCAGCGGCGCTTATATGGAGACCGTCAAGGGGCAGTTCGGAGAGTTTATCCAGCTATACAACGGCATACCCATCGGCATCAATGACTGGGTCAAGGACACCCATACCCTGGCTTCCGGCTATGAGACCGCCGTTACCGGTGGTGCTAGCTCTACCATCTACGCCATCCAGTTCGGCGAGGGGGCTGTATGCGGCGCTACCAACGGCGGACTCCAGGTGGAGCCTGTAGGCGCCATGGAGGGCAAGGACGCCGCCAGAACCAGGATAAAGTGGTACGTCTCGCTTGTTGACTTCTGTGTGCAGAGACGGGCTGCTTTAATCGGAGTCCAGGATTAAGAGGCACGAGGCAAAAGGCTCGAGGCATAGGCGAGAGTTCTGCTGCCTATCGCCTTCAGCCTGTTGCCGCAAGGAGCGAAGCGGCTTATGAACTTGAGCACTATGAGAATGCTGGTCAGGAGAGACCTGAAGGATGAGGACAGCTCCGACTATCGCTGGCAGGACAACGAGATTGACCGAGCCATCAGTAGAGCACTCTACGAGCTGTCCCGCTATCTACCCAGGGAGATGAAAGCTACCATCGCTACCACGGACGGCAGCCGTGAGATAGACGTCTACAGCCTGACCGATAGAGTCTCGATTGACTGGGTAGAGTTCCCGGTGGGGAAGACACCCAGGCAGTTTCAGCGCTTCGCCGTTTACCAGGACACCATTATGTTGATAGGTGCCGCAGAGGGAGACGGTGAGAGCTGCTATGTCTACTGGGGCAAAATTCACACCCTCGATGGGAGCACGTCTACCGTCCCCGGCTATCTTGAGGACGTACTGGCTCTGGGTGCTGCGGCTTATGCCGTGTTAGCCCAGGCTCAGCTCCGAACAGATGCCGCCGGCTTCGGTGGGGAGCAGGCGGACAGGGACTATCTGAGCTGGGGGAATGGCATGCTCAAGCAGTTCACCGCTCAGCTAAAGCGCTTCGGCAGAGGTCGAAAGCTCAAAATAAGCCAGTTCTATCAAGGAGACGACGCTGAATAGTTTATTTGTCATTCTGAGCGCAGCGAAGAATCTCACCCAAGAAGGAGGCCCCAATGAGTAAATCAAAAATTGAAGAAGGTCTGACCAAGACCAAGAACGGCTTGCCGTGGCAGGCTTACGCCATAGTTGGCGACAAGGAGAACCCGGAGACGTGGAAGCTGCCGCATCACACCAAAGCCATCTTTCGAGCCATCAAGGGCAAGATAGGCCATTACAAGACCACGGACTGGGAGCACACCGCAGCAGCCGTGGCAGCACTGAGCCGTGGCGGATTCCGGGGCAAGAGGGTCGAAGCTACCGAGCAGCAGATCCTTGACGCCGCAAGGCACCTGATGAGGCATTACCAGGAAAACGGCAAGACCGTACCCGATACACTGTCAGCCCTGGTCGAGTAGACCTGCACTGTTATTGCGAGCCAGGCGTGGCAATCTCAGGTTTATATAAATACATACATAAAAAGGAGAGTAAAAATGCTACAGAAGTTTTTAGACGGCAAGAAGAAGTACAGCGCCTTCATCATCACCGCGCTGGCAACGATGATTCCCCTGTTTATCCAGGATCCCGAGGTACAGAAAACCATCATGGACTATGTGCCAACCGTGGCAGCAGCCCTGGCTGGCATCTTCTACATCGTAACTCAGGGCGGGGTCGACAAAGAGAAGGAGAAAGCCAAAGCAGTTCTGGCTGCTGACGGCACAGCCACCGGCGCCAAAGTGGATGTGCCAGCCCAGCCAGCGCAATCACAGGTGCAATCTCAGCCTGTGCGGACAGAGCCTCCAGCGGAGCCGCTTGACTTAAAACTCTTCCATGAGCGTGTGCTGAATGATGTCGCAGCCAAGTACTCGGAGCAGAACGCAGCCACGGTATTTTATACCGCCAGAGACAAGGGGACGGTGACCACCTGCAACGATGTCAAGCAGGCTCAGGACTACTGGGATTACATGGTAACTCTAGCCTATGACGCCGAGCAGTACGTGAGGGAAGCCACCAATGTTGACCAGCCCGGGCAGTGCAAGGTGCGTTCACCTGAGCACGTGTATATGCAAAATGAGCTGTCGAAAGTTATCAGGTGCCGCGACAATGTGTACGCCATAGCTCAGAGAGGCATTGACTGGAGAGCCAAGCTAGGTACGAATGATACGCTGTGGCATGTAGGAGTTCTGGCTGAAGAAATGCTAAAGGGATTACAGCTATGAAAGGAGAAGGCAGCGATAACAAACATTGCCGCAATCGAGTGCTATCGCTGGAATAAAAGTACTTAATGGGGGATTGGTGTGGTGGCTATTGTCGCTACCATAACCAGCAGGACCAGAAGTGTGATTAGCCCCATTATTACGTTTCGATTCAGCATCTTACCTCTCTTACCCCCAAAAGGAGTGCGACAAAGCTAGAGTAATTCTAGCACTCGTACGTCCTAATTGCCATAGGAAATTAGTACTATGTTGGGGTAGGTAAATAGTCACCCCTCATTGCGAGCCAAGCGTGGCAATCTAATCTTTGTCATCGTATAACATCGCTGGAGTTAAAGATGCGCAGTCTAAGCGACGCACTACTGGAGACACAGAAAACGGGCACCCCCAGAAAGCCCCTGGTCAAGCTCGAGGTACAGGCTTATGGCCACCCTGCCCTGTCCTCGAGCATCCAGTGGCAGCTTTTCGGCTGGCAGCGCTTCTATCTGGGGAATGAGGTTAAAGATTCCCACGGTGTAGCCGTTTCCGGGTACGGCAGCCTTATTCGGGTCCGCAAATCAGGCACCAACCTCTACCTGTCGAGAATAACGAATCCGGGTCCATCGAGCGACTACTCCCAGTGGGGGTCGTCTTTCGGTGGCGTCCCCGCCAACGCTAGAGTTTCCATCGCCGCTGAGGGCGCAGCGGTTATGGTTGTATCTATGGACGCATCCTCGCTGTGGCGCAGGGAATCGACTGATAACGGTGCCACCTGGGGGAGCTGGATACAGATGTCTAACGCCAGACCTTGTGAAAGGGGCGTAGCCGCAGCCTACAAGCCCAACGGCGACTGTGCCATAGTCCACGCCTCGGATGTGAATGACCCTGCCAGCCTGTACTTGCAGAAAAGGACATCAAGCACATGGAGCACAGGGCTAGGTCAGCGAGCCGGTGACTGGGAGATTGAGGACTTGGCTATGTACTATGACGGCGACTGGAATATCATCGCCCTGGTTTTGGAGGGCAGCTATGTCTCTGTGGTCCGCATGGTTTATGGAGACGGCTACAGGGTAACCGCCGGCACCTGGGGTGAGGACGCCAAGATTGGTCTGGGCAGAGCCAGGGTAGATGTTGCCTCTCAGGTGAGGATGAGGCGGTTCAAGGTTGGCTGGCCTGTAGGCTTTCGCAGGATGCAACCCTTCGGTCCCTGGGAGCCGAGAACAGCAGCTACCTACTGGGAGAGGCATCAGGCGGTGGTTGAAGCGCTGCCAGGCGAGACGCTGGACGTTTCCGGTCCGTACCTGGCTAAGCCGAGCAACTACCCCGTTTTGCTATCCCTGTCGCGCCAGAACCAGCCCTGGCTATTTCGCTTGAAGCCGGGGAGCGATTTTTTAGACTACAACTGGGACAAAGCCAGCTTTATTGACACGCTGGCATCCAGGGGCATGGCTATAGCCTGTGACATCTCCTATATCTGGGCGACGCAGACAAATGAGGTCTGGCGGTCAGCCCTGCCGAGCTACTGGAGTCCTCCTACCCCGGGCAGTGGCGCCGGCGATAAAATCACCATTCCCATCGCTAAAATCTCCAGGCTCACCCAGTCGGAAGACCCGGAGCAGCAGTCCGAGCTGGTGGTGGAGCTGGACAACTCCAAAGGCACGTACAACGCTACCGGAGAAGGCTCTCTAGCCGTAATGAAGCGAGGCAGCAGGGTTAACCTCCATATCGGTTATAAGACCACATCAGGCGACCAGCTCTCCGAGGCCGCCAGATATTTCATAGAGAGTATGGAGTATAAGAGAGACCCCGGCACGACAGCCTTTATTTTGCACTGCATCGATGCCTGGGGGCTACTGGAGCGATACCAGTTCAACAAGCCGGTGGAGTGGAATATCGGCTCGGATGAGTTCACCTGCTACCAGCTAATCGGGAAGGTAGTCCAGTCCATAGGGGGTACATTGAGCTATAAGTCAAAGAGCAGTTTAATTGACAGCCTTTACCCCAGGCTCGACGTTGGAGCGGGCGAGTCGGCAGCTAGCGTCTTGAGAAGGCTGCTTAGCCTGGTGCCGGACGTAATCTACTTCTTCGGTCTGGACGGATACATCGTCCACCCCCAGGCTTCAGATACCGCAGTTTACAGGTATAAGTTTCCACAGTAAAGGAGGATGTCATTCTGAGCGCAGCGAAGAATCTTGCCTGAAACATGTTACTACTAGTATATAAAGAAAGGAGAACCAACCATGGCAAACAATCTCTACACCAAAGCCAAGCAGGGTCTGATTGACGGCAGTATCGACCTGGACACGGACGACATCAGGGTCGTGCTCGTTGACGGCGCCGACTACACCCCCAACCTGTCCACCCACGAGTTCCTGTCAGACATTCCTGGCGCCGCCAGGGTAGCCGTCAGCGGAGCGCTGCAGAACAAGACGGTCACCGACGGCGTCTTTGATGCCGATGATATCGTTATCAGCTCAGTCTCAGGTGACCAGTTCGAGTACCTGGTGCTATACAAGCACACCGGCACAGAGAGCACCAGCCGGCTTATTCTGCTCATAGACTCGGCGACCGGTTTGCCCTGCACCCCCAACGGCTCGGATATCACCATATCCTGG